GTGGTTGAAAGATCCAATTAATCGTGGCCTTCCTAAGTTTGTCCAAAGAATTACTAGGGCGTAGACCCATAGCAGAACAAACGAGACTGTTACAGGCCACGTGTATTTGTTCATCTCTGGAAATATCAGCTGATACTGTTCGGATACCCGAATCACCACAAAACCTAAAGAAAGGCAGAATAACAAAAAATATAGCACGTTCAGCTACCAAAGCTTTTAATATAGTGTGATCAGGGTGGGCTTCCCATGCGTCACGCAAACGGAAAGCTTCATATTCTGCTTTTTCATCAACGCCTATTGCGTTCGTGATATATGTAAGAGCAAGATCATGTTTGATCTCATCCTTAACATTTGATTCTAAAAGAGTCCGTGCAGATTCGGGAACCTCCTTTTCAAGTGCCTCTGTAATAAACTCGCCAACTGGTAACTCCATATGGCGTATTGCGAGAGCACGGTAGATGG